GGGTGACTACCGACCAATCAGTAAAACTTAATATTGCAACTACAAATGCAATAAGTCATAAGTATATGACTGCTAACCATCAAGACGACCAACCACAAGAGGGTGGGAAACAAATTACACTTAATTCCGATAGGATAACCTTTAATACAAAAAAAGGAAAACTACTCGGATTCAGTAATGATGGTATAGGATTTTCTACACAAAAAAGTTTTACGGTTGATGCAGATAATGGAGTTGCTATGAATTCGGGCGGAGGAACTTCTATGGCTATGGTTCCAGGTGGTATAAGTTTAGTCACTCCAGGAAATTCAAGACTTGATTTAGGTGGTGGTGAAACAGGTGATGCAGATAAGATTACTTTATCAAGTGAGTGTCCATCATTTTTAATACTTGATGATAAGGCACATTTAGAATCTTGTGATGGTGCAAAAATACATCTTGATGATTGTGCCGGAATGGAAGATGACCAAGGTTCGTTTCTAAGAATAGGTGGTAAAGCACAAGGTGTGACAGGATATGTACTTGGTAGAGATGATATGGGACAACAACATCTCGTTTATGGAGAAGCATTAACTGATATATTAGATGAACTTATTACATCTATTTTAAATATAACGGCAATTCCAACTGGAGCAGGACCAAGTGGACCTGTAAGTGCAACACCATCACTTGCAGATTTTGAAAGTGTTCGTGCAAAACTTTGTGATTTATTAATGAAACCAGAATAATGGCACTTGATAAAAATACTTTAAGGGATAACTTAGTTGATAATTTTACTACAATTAGAGATGATACTACGGGTAAGTTAACTAAACAAGATTCTGCAAATGGATTTGCAACAGCAATTGTAGATTACGCAAAAGAAGCCGAAGTTCAGATTCCAGCTCCTATATCATTATTTATAACTGCGGCCGGTCCTGATCCATCAGTAGCTGGTATGAAATTAAAAGTAAGTGGAATAGAGACTGCTAAACCAGCACTTGTAGCTCAGATTATGTCGAGTTATACATTAATGGACCCGACTATGAATTTAATCTCATTGGGTATAGTAACTTTTACAGCATTAATGATAAATTTTAGTAATTCACTTAAAACTGTAAATGCAATAGGAACAACTATAATGGCAGTACCACCAATATTTCTACCCTCAACTAAGAAAGGTATGGATGGTGGAAGTATAGAAAATGTTTGTGATGAGATGGCAAAAGTAATACATACATCATTCTCAGCAAGTGTATTTACTGGAGTAGGAACTAATGTAACAGCCGTATCAACTGGTCCTGTTGCAGGAAAATTAGTGTAAAAATAAAAACAAAATATTTATTAGAAGAATAAAGGAGTTTATAATGAAAAAACAAGAACTAATAAAGATAATCGAACTTGTAGTTCGTAAAGAAGTGAAGAAACAGGTTAACGAGATATTTATTAACGAGAATAAGTTATCTCAAGAACCATCACTTACCGAATTAGTTTCAGAACCAATACCTAAAAAAGTACAAAAACCTAAAAAGAAGGTTCAATATACTTCAAATAAAACTTTAAATGAAGTTTTAAATGAAACGGTTGGATTAACTGGTAAAGGTAGTACACCAAATTCACAAGTAGATGAATTTGAAACTTTAGGGGGTGGAGTATTTGACCAATCAAAAATGGCTGAAATGATGGGATATGGTGGAGTAAACTCATCCGGCAATGAAGAACAGCGAAGAAAAATAGCAGCGGTAGATTCAATCAAAAAGGCTGGTGTTAAAGTTGACCAAGTTCCAGATCATGTAACGGATGCATTAACAAAAGATTATCGTGGTGTATTAAAGGCCATTGATAATAAAAAGAATGGAGGAGGATTCCGTCCATAATGGAGTTAGTAAATGGGTAGAGCACGAAGTGCATTAGAATTAGATTTAGATCCAGATGTAACAATCGGTTTGGGTTTACCTATGCAACACGATGATAATAATGGATTTTTTCCAGGTACTCAAACAACTCTTTCACAGACTGGTAGTAATATTAGAAATCTTTTATTAACCAATAAGGGTGAGAGGGTTGGACAACCAACTTTTGGTGCAGATTTAATGAAGGTTTTATTTGAACCTATGAGTGATGATTTAATTTCACAAGTTGAACAGAGTATTGGAGAATCTATGGCGCAGTGGTTACCGCATGTTACTGTAAAAAAATTAGAAGTAGAGGCAAATGATGTCAAACCAAATCAGTTAGATATAAATCTTCAATTTGCACTTGCTATGAACCCAACGGTTCATGAAACCATAACCCTAAGTTTTCTTACGGGTACATAATTAGTGGAGAAACAGAATGGCAAATAGAGTCCAAAAGGATGTAAGATATTTAAACAAAGACTTTGGTGCCTTTAGAGAAAGTTTAATAGAGTTTGCAAAAACTTATTATCCAAATACATATAATGACTTTAATGAGGCATCACCTGGTATGATGTTCATAGAAATGGCATCTTATGTAGGAGATGTCCTTTCTTACTATGTTGATAGTCAGTTTAAAGAGATGTTATTAGCATATGCCGAAGATAGAAAAACTATCTATGAAATGGCACAAGTATATGGATATAAACCTAAAGTAACACGACCAGCATTTACAACAGCTGATGTTTTTCAGACTGTACCAGCACGAGGAACTGGTACTAATGTTAAACCAGATATGAATTACGCATTAACTATCAATGAAGGTACACAAGTTAGTGCAAATAATGGTACTACCTTTAGAACATTAGAAGATGTAAATTTTAAATTTTCAAGTTCTTTTGACCCGTTACAAATAGATGTATTTGAAGTCAACCCAACTAATAAAGTTCCGTCATTATATTTGTTAAAAAAATCAGTTAAGTTAGGAAGTGGAACTATACAATCTGAAACTTTTGATTTTAGTTCTGCAGAATCATATCCAAGAATAAAATTAGCAAAACAAAATGTAATCGAAATACTTTCTGTTACAGATAGTGATAGTAATAAATGGTATGAAGTTCCATACTTAGCACAAGATACATTATTTACAGATGTAGAAAATACAGCAGCAACTGATCCAGATTTAGTTCAATACAACGACACCGTTCCGTATCTTTTAAAATTAAAAAAGACACCAAGAAGATTTGTTACTTACATTGTACAAGATGGTTCAACTGAATTAAGATTTGGTTCAGGTATATCCGATAGTCCAGATGAGGAAATAGTTCCAAACCCAAGTACGGTTGGTTCGAGTTTACCTGGTAGTCCAAATAAACTTGATACATTTTTTGATCCTGCAAACTTTCTTAAAACTGAAGCTTATGGTCAGGCACCAGCAAATACTACACTTACTATAAAATATGCATATGGTGGTGGTATAGAAGATAATGTAGCCGTAAATAGTATATCAAATATTTCCGAAGTTTCATTTACAGTAGAAGAAGATAATCTTGTAGCAAGTACATTACTAACTACCAAGAATTCAGTAGCAATTGCAAATCCATATCCAGCTACTGGTGGTAAATCGGCAGAATCTACCGAGGAGATTAAACAAAACGCATTAGCTTATTTTCAAGCACAAGGTAGAGTTGTGACTAAAGAAGATTATATAACACGAACATATGCTATGGGTAACAAATATGGTGCAGTTGCAAAGGCATACATTGTACAAGACGAACAATTAAATATACCAAATATGCAATTAGAAACTTCTCCAGGATCTGGATTGTTTGTAGACGAGAGAAATATAGACCAACTTAGGTCTAAAGATTTAGTTTCTTCTAAAACAAAATTAGATAATCCTATGGCATTAAATTTATATACACTCGGATATAATGAGAATAAACATTTGACTCAATTAAACACCGCAGTAAAACAGAATTTAAAAACATATTTATCTCAGTATAGATTGGTGACAGATGCAATCAATATTAAAAATGCTTGGATTATAAATATTGGAGTTAAATTTAGTTTTATAGCTAGACGAGGATTTAATAAAAATGAAATTACTTTAAGGGCAATAGAATCAATTAAAGAATTTTTCCGAATAGATAAGTGGCAAATAAATCAACCTATTGTGGTTGCAGAATTAGCACAAATTATTTCACAAGTGGAAGGAATAGGAGCCATTGTTCCACCAGCAGAAAACAATCCTAATAAATTACCACTATTAATTACTAATAAATTTCAAGAATCGGATGGTTATTCGGGTAACATATATGATATAAATTATGCCACAAAAGATGGTATTATTTATCCGTCATTAGATCCAAGTATTTTTGAATTAAAATATCCAAATACAGATATCGAAGGTAGGTCGGTTGGTGATTCTGTTGGTGTGGCGTATTAAAGGGAGATAGTAAATGCATTATTTTGAAT